ATGTACTGCATACAAGTAGGTTCAACAGCTATGATACGTGGGGTTTTGAGCGTCTTGGGGACGAGAATGACCTTTACGGGCCTCTCATCCTCAGGATCGAGGACATTAACGCCGTCCAACCGTTGAAGGAAGGACTCGGATGGAATAAGGTATTGCCATCTCGGCAAGACCCATTCCAACCTGTGCGTCCACTCGAACTGATTATACTTCGCGTTGCCGCGAAGTTTATCAGCGGTGGCACCGGGTCCGTGTTTGGGAGAGACTCCATTTGCGTAGATACTAAAATCTACGCTGGTGAAGAAATCATCCCAAAGCAAACGGGCTACTCTCTCAAAGTCACTGATCCTATTAGGTTCAGAGCAGAGTAGAGAGTCATACAGTGTAACGTCCTTCTCAGTCTCAACATACTTCTCTAGCGCTGCTACCTGTCTCTCTCGAGTACAGGGCAGCTCTATCTTCTGGTACAGGAGAGTTATCTGCCTGATCCCTTGGATAGCTGCTATTGAAGGTACATCGAGTAGTATACCACTACTTCGATCGAACACAAGCTCAAGGAAACCTGAGAGTAATCTCGGGAGACCGCCTGTCCACGAAAATCCTGTGAATAGGTCGTGAGTTACCCGTCCCTGGTCCAGACTTCTTTCGAAGTCTGAACAGAAACGGGGTAGAGATATCGTCAAAAACGACATCCCCTCGTGTTCGTAACGTCTCGTGATGGTTTTTCCATCGCGAGTGGTGCTTGTGTCGCATCTGGTTCCCACGTCTGTGAGAACCACCTGCATGAACGCGATCAGGCTTTTCAAGGCCGCCCCCATTCGGGAGTTGGTCCTTCCTCAGCCATATCGCTAGAGCTGCCGGGAAAGATGCTATCAACGCGACCACTATGGTCGTGTCAATTAGCTCTCTCCGCCCAGAAGCTGGGTCCACCTTGCTCCAGTCGAAGCTGTAAGATAAGCGGTGAGAACATCCCCGCCTGTCTTCAGCTCGGCGACCGAGAACCCATTCAATGGCGCATCACAGACCACAAACCAGCTGGCCGAGTTGCGTACATTGAAATTGGTGTTCAACGGATCCGTCGAAATTTTCGACTGTGTCAAACGGATACTGCGTCGGACCCTCTTCCCGTAGGAAGAGGACACGGACAGTAGAATCGTACCATCAGCGGACGAGAAAGTCCCTGAGGTAAGACCTGCTCCAGTTCGCGGAAGCGAAGTGAAGCCTCCGAAAGACGAAATAGTTTGTGGATCGGCAAACGACATGGCAACGTCCTAACAGGATAGTGCGCACGGCCCTCCTTTTGGGTGGCCGACTAAGGCTAATTGCGCCCTAGATTGTTACCGCCCCGGGTCATACCCAGAGCGGCAAGAATGGACCAGCGTGTCGGTGAAAAGCTCGCCACGTCTAGCCCAAACCCATATGGTGTTGCCCTGTATCGAGTTTTACGCTTTCGCGTATAGTCGACTCTCAGGGTTCCGGGTGCTCTGCCACCTAACATAGGTTGCAGACCGGATCGTACGTAGCTACGGGTAGCACTTGATGAGTGCATAACGTAACCGTACTTCAACACAGTGCTGTCACTGGATAACAAGTCGACGTTAGTTATAAACGACGAAGCGTCAGAAAACCAGTCAAACAGCCAGGACCATGGGGTCAGTTCCCAGACAGTGGACGCGGTTATCCGTGTCCCAAGCAGGTGATTAGCCTGCTCCTCAAACCTTTTCATGCGGCCAAGAAATGTATTAGCTTGGTCCACATAATAGGTAAAGGCTCCTGAGAACCATGCTGAGTCAGTCCTTACTTCACTGACAGACAGCGACCCCCCGGCAGCCCAGAAGTATTGAGACAGGTCTGTAAAAAGACCTGGATACTGCGGCATTTGGATTCCTCCATAGCTGCTAGTATCACACTCAATATACCTCGAAGAGCTGCCAAGAGTACGTTTCCGGCGGACAAGTCTGCCGGAATCCCTAGTGTACTGATCTATCAGCTTTCCAGCTGACAGTACACTAAGTGCCATCTTCTGCAAATCCCCTATAAAGGGACGCAATCCAAACTGATAATTGAGCACTTCAGCGCCACTAGCTTTAGTGGCATTGGCATGCTCTTTTAACAGCTGGATCCCCATGAGCTCGGGCATTCTTTCCCGAAGCTCACCAAGGAAGTTGGCAATACTCACATGAGGCTTGTTCGGTATACTCCAGCTTATTGCTTTCGTACCGTCCTCGATGATTTCACTCATCTCGGGCCAGTCGTCTGCAGGCCACTCTAGGCTTCCCCCAATTTTATTACATGGGAGGACCATTCCGCGATAGCGGAGATAGCCATAAGGCCATGAGTAAGAGTCCATATCCACGTCCTGTGAAGGATAGTCGATAATGGATTTCTCGGAGATAAACTCGTGCCCATTGTCGGAGTTTCCAGCCCACTGCCCTGAAAAGGCAGGTCTGTAATCCTCCGTCGTAGCCACGAGTTCCGCTGCGAGAGCCGCTTGGCTCCCGTCAACGTTCGAAAAAGCTTCATCTTCAGGTGGCGCGAGTAGTCCAGTCCGATAGGACTGAACCATCTCGCTACCTGTTTGATTCGTTACCCATGCGTCGTCCGGCCAATAAGAGTGCGCGACATGACCATTCGTAGTCCACATATTAATGCGGGTACGTAATGGCGGTCGCG